GGTACAGGGTACAGGATCACCAACCAAAACAGCAAATAGCAACTGGATCCCGACGTACAACTTAAATTCTGCCGCCGCACAAATATGGGATGAAAAAGCCGCAACTATTTCAAATCAATATGATTTTAAGGCGGATGGTGGTGATTATTCACGCTCCCAGGCTTACAAACACGCATTAGAACAGGCTAAGTATTATCGCTCCAGGCGCGGTATTTCTACATTCACGTTGTATAAATCACCAAAGGAAAGCGCGTCCGGTTCGCTGAATAGTGAGTCGTGGATTGGCAACCTTTCAGAAAGTGATGATTTCGACGGTGATGACGTTGTGTTCCTGAGCTTCTAACATGGACTTCTCAACAGACGAACTAACCAATTTCAGGTCAGCACAAACAGGTCACATGATGGACACGGTTGTCAGACAAGCGTATTCAGCTACATCCAATTCATACAATGAGGACGTTGTAACCTACACAGATCAAACCGCTATTGATTGCGGCTTAGATATGAGACCTGGCAGCGAACGCCACACACAGGGTTATACCGCCTTAGAATATGACGCGACCATGAGACTGGCTATCACGACAACCATTGACGCACGGGACAGGATGAAGGTCACAAAGCGATTCGGTGAAACATTGACGACTGCTTTGGTGTTTGAGATTGTTGGACCTGTACAGCGCGGGCCTAGTGGAATCAGGTTGTTATTGAAACGAGTTGAAGCGTGAGCAAGGGCGTGAAGGTAATCAAACTGGATGACAGGTTCAAAGAAGTTATTGCCGCTGCCAGTGGTGAAAACATCATGAAGGCTTTGAAGGCTGGTGGAGAAGTTGTCCGTAATCATGCAAAGCTGAATATTCAGGCTCAGGAGCTTGTTGATACAAGCAATCTGCTAAACAGCATTAGCGTACAGGAAGGCTCAGGCGGTAAGTCAGACGCAACCGTTGAGATTGGTACTAACGTAGAATACGCCGCAATCCATGAATTTGGTGGAGCAATCAACCAGACTAACGCATGGGGCAAAGGTATTGTGCAAACAATTCACATTCCAGCCAGACCGTATCTTAGACCTAGTTTAGATGAGAATACCAAATCCATAGCGGACGCGGTAGGGGCTTCGTTGAAATATCAAATAGAAGGGGCTATCTAATGGCAACATTGGAAGAAGGTTTAATCAGTTATCTCGAAGGATACGCCGGATTGACTACGTTGGTATCAACACGAATCTATCACATGACCAAACCGCAAACCGTTGTTTATCCTTGTGTAACATTACAGCGCATTGACACCCCTTTTATTCACACAATGCAATCAAGCGGAGCGACGGGCAATCTTGTTTCACCTAGATTTCAATTTGACGCGTGGGCGGCTACTTATTCAGCGGCTAAGGCGATCACAGACCAATTACGGGCAGCCTTGAATGGTAAAACCGGATCCATAGGTTCTGGCAGTTATGCAGTAACAATCAGATCATCATTACAAAGCACTGAGCGACCAAGTTACGACGTGCTTGTTTCAATGTACCGGAGCATGACCGAGTTTGTAATCATGCAGGAGGATTAACTTTGGCTAAATATGATGCTTTTGGTACTCAATTAAAAATGGGTAATGGCACATTTCAGGTAGAAACCGCCGTTGTTGTGGGAACTATAACGACCACTGGGGACGCCACATTTACCGTAACATCAACAGGCGTTGCAGGGACACCCGTTGCGGTGACCGTTGCGGTTGTCGAAAATGATACCGCTTACGATGTAGCCAGAAAAGCACGCGCCGCGATTGGTGCAAATGCCGCAATAACGGCTTTGTATCATGTTGGTGGATCTGGTAATGAAGTTGTATTGACACACCGCTCAGCGGTTGCCAATGTGGCTGATTTGAATATTGCCTACGCTGATGATAGTTCTGTTGGGCTGACAGATGACGCTACCAGCAATAACACCGTAGTCGGTGGAAATGCAGAAGCGTTTACAACGATTGCTCAGGTTCGTAATATTTCAGGTCCTAGTTTATCGCTTGACGTTGAGGACGTAACTACACATGACAGCACGGGCGCATGGGAAGAAGTTGTAGCTACAATTTTGAGAAGTGGCGAGGTATCACTAGAAATAGTTTGGGATCCAGCTACCGCTACCCATGGATGGGGTATTGGTTTATTGGCAGTTATGCCACGACGGGCAACGCGGAACTTTCAGGTTATATTCCCAGACACAGGAGCTACGACATGGAGCTTTGCCGCCGAGGTGGTTAGCTTTGAACCGGATGCACCACACGACGGAGCATTAACCGCAACTGTGACACTTAAGTTAACAGGGTCAATAACCCTGGCATAGAAAGGATAAATAAAATGGCAAAATATGGAGCATTCGGAACCGTACTTGAAAGAGGAGCGGTAACAATTGCAGGAGTAACAAGTATTTCGGGGCCTGGGTTATCTTTGGATGTTGAAGATGTAACCACCCATGACTCAACCGGAGCTTGGGAGGAAGTGGTTGCCACTATCCTTCGTTCAGGTGAAATCAGTATGGACATTGTTTATGATCCGGTAGCCGCAACCCATTCAGCGACAGCAGGCGGATTGATTGCAGATATGGTAGCCAGAACATCGACAACCTACTCATTGATCTTTACAGATGCAGCAGACACCGAATGGACGTTTACAGCATTCGTTGTTGGCTTTGAGCCAGACATGCCACATGACGGTGCTTTGACTGCTTCCGTGACATTCAAACTTACAGGACAGCCAACTTTAGCATAATTTAGGATTGAGGAGATGATATGAGTGTGTTAACTAGAGATGATATTCTTGAAGCAAAAGACATTAAGATTGAATTAGTCCCCACCCCTGGTTGGGGTGGGGAAGTCTATGTCAAAGGTTTAAATGGAGCAGAACGCGATAAGTTTGAAGGTTCCCTTATAACCCTACGTGGCAAAGATAAACAAATGAACATGACAAACATACGCGCTAAATTAGCAAGCATGAGTATTTGTGATGAAAAAGGTAAACGATTATTCAATGAGAATGACGTACAGGCTTTGTCACAAAAAAGCGCATCCGAATTACAGCGCGTGTTTGTTGTTGCTCAAAAGCTATCCGGTATATCTGATGAGGATGTGGAGGAACTGGCAGAGGAACTTAAAAAAGACCCTTTCGACGGTTCACCTTCCGATTAGCCCTTGCTTTGAGAATGACACGCGCTGAATTGCTGAGCAAGATTAGCAGCGCTGAGTTGACAGAATGGATGTTGTATTACCAGCTTGAACCATTTGGACAGGAAACACAATACATCGGGCCTGCAATCACCAGCGCAATTCTAGCAAATGTCAACCGGAAAAAAGGTGACAAGCCGCACTCCGCAGACGAATTCATGCCAAAGTTTGAAAAAGAAGAAAAGTCACCTGAGCAGATGTTGAGCTTCGCCGCAATGATAACCGCTGGACTGGGTGGCACGATTGGAGAACCTGAATAATGGGAAATACAATTCTAAAGCTGCTCGTATCGTTAGGGCTTGATACAAAAGAATATAAAAAAGGATTAGAGGACGCTGAGGGGAGCGCCGACAAGTCTTCTAAAAGTATTGCTGCCAGCATGAGCAAAATCGGTGCAAGCATGATGAAAACTGGTGGCTTAATGACCGCTACCATGACTCTTCCAATCGTTGCCGGTATGGGAAAAATGGTTCAGTCATCATCCAATTTAAGCGAAAGTGTAAATGCTGTCAATGTTGTATTTGGTGATGCTGCCGATATTATATTAGAGTTTGGAGAAACTTCATCATACGCGGTTGGATTGGCTAATTCAGAATTTAATCAACTAGCCACGACAACAGGGGCATTCTTGCAGAACTTAGGATTTGACGCAGCTGGGGCAGCCGATGAAACTATAAAGCTAACACAACGAGCAGCCGATTTAGCATCAGTTTTCAATACAGATGTGTCTCAGGCATTGACCGCAATCCAATCAGGGTTAAAGGGTGAATTCAATCCATTAGAACAATTCGGTGTAAAACTGAATGCAGCCGCAATTGAAGCACGAGCCTTGGCAATGGGATTAGCTGATAGTACAGGGGCAGTAAATGACAGTGCAAAAGCTACCGCAGCATTAGCTTTAATATATGAGCAAACCTCAAAGGTTCAGGGTGATTTTATAAATACTTCTGAGGGAGTTGCTAATGCTACCAGAATTGCAAAAGCAGAAATGGAAAACTTATCAGCATCTCTTGGTGATGAATTAGTTCCAATTACAACACAATTATTACAACAACTTTTACCAATATTGAAAAACTTTAATGCAATGGAACCAGCCACAAAAAAGAATATTTTAAGCATTATGGGTCTTGTTGCTGTTATTGGACCGTTGTTAGTTGGACTGGGCG